AAGCAAGAACGATTATGTGGGACTTGTTGATGGACTTAGGGAAGCCTGTCATCAAATCTGCTCATATTAATAATTTAGAGATTAGTTTAGTTAACGGTAGGAAAATCCTCATTCGAGGCGCTGACAACCAAGATTCATTGCGTGGTGTGTCTTTGTCGTACTTGGTAATGGACGAAGTTGCCTTTATCAAGTCAGAGATTTGGGAACGAGTATTGCGTGCTGCTCTATCGGATAAAAAAGGTAGAGCCATGTTTATCTCTACTCCCTCTGGTCGTAATCACTTTTATGAGTGGTTTCAATTAGGACAGAGTGGTGTTGATGAAGATTGGAAGTCGTGGCACTTTACCACCGCTGACAATGAAACCATCGACCCTAAAGAGATTGAGGCTGCAAAAAGAACATTAAGTAGCTTTGCATTTAATCAAGAATACCTGTCTTCCTTCAATAATGCTGGTGCAGGATTATTTAAAGAAGAATGGATTAAGTTTGGTGAAGAACCTGAGATTGGGTCTTGGTACATCGCAGTAGACTTAGCTGGCTTTGAAGATGTTGCTAAGAGTGCTAGTGCTACCAAGAAGAGACTAGACCAATCCGCTATAGCGATTGTGAAAGTCACCGATGATGGTACATGGTTTGTCGAGAAGATTGAAGCTGGTCGCTGGGACATCCAGACTACCGCACTCAATATCTTAAAGAATATTAGAGAGTATGAACCTCTAGCAGTTGGTATCGAGCGAGGGGCGCTAAAGAATGCAGTATTGCCTTATCTTAGTGATTTGATGCGAAAGAACAACTGTTACGCTCATATCTTAGATTTGACGCATGGCAACAAGAAAAAAGTAGATAGGATTGTTTGGGCTTTACAGGGTCGCTTTGAGCATGGACGAGTGATACTAAATGCTAATGAAGACTTTGAAGAGTTTGTTGACCAATTGCTAATGTTTCCAACTGCACAGGTGCATGACGACTTACCTGATGCACTAAGTTATATTGACCAACTAGCAGTAACAAGTTACAGTATTGACAATGAGTCAGATGATTGGCAAGCATTAGATGTTGTTTCAGGATACTAAATGGAAGATATTTTAAAACAAATTTATCAAGAGTACCCAAAGTTAAGTCAATACCCATTTGAGATAATTGATTCTCGTGGTAAGACATCGCCGTATGGTGGCGTTATTGAATTCTATCCTCCTAATGAGAAATATAACCCTAGACCGGGTAAACCAACAGTCGAGATTTTCGATAAGAATCTCAAAGGCGAAGCATTAAAGAAAGCTATCTTTGGAGATATGCTACACTATCTACCAGAAGTAGACCCACAGTTTGCTAAAGGTAGGTCTGACATAGTTAAGTCGCTAACACCAGAACAGTTAGCAATTGATAAGAAGGCTTACGATACTGCAGTACAGAAATATGGTGAAAAAAGACCATTTACAGATTGGTTTGCAATTAATAGACAAGATGCATATTTGCGTGGCTATTTAGCTCCAGACGCTAATGATGAATGGAAAGATGCTTATACACCTAATCAAATAGAAGTGTTAAAGAACTTACAACAGTATTTAAAAACACCTGCACCGCAAGAAAAGATTGTTTCACCAATGTATCAAGACCCTTTTGGCGATACCACTAAATAAGGAATAACATGGCTGAAAATATGGACATGAACGAAGGCACTAGCTGGGAAGAACCCTCTGAATCTGATAAGGAGCTTACTGCGTTCGTTATACAACATTGTGACCGCTGGAGAGATTCTCGTGATGAGAACTACCTAGAATACTGGAAAGAGTACGAGCGTATCTTCCGTGGAATCTGGGCAGACGAAGACAAGACACGAGAGTCTGAGCGTAGTCGTCTAATTAGTCCAGCAACACAACAGGCAGTAGAGACCCGCCATGCTGAAATCATGGAAGCAATCTTTGGTAACGGAGAGTTCTTCGACATCAAGGACGATGTGCGTGATTACAACAACAATCCAATGGATGTTGAAGCACTCAAGATTCAACTTAGAGAAGACCTTGAGAAACATAAGATTCGTAAGGCTGTTGACCAAGTAGAATTGATGGCAGAGATTTATGGTACTGGTATCGGTGAGATTATCGTTAAGCAAGAGAAAGAGTTTGTTCCTGCTACGATGCCAATGCCGGGCAGTACACAAGCAGCCTATGGCGTACAAGAGAAAGAATACTTCTGCGTTAAGGTTGTTCCTGTCAATCCGAAGAACTTCCTTATTGACCCCAACGCTACCTCGATTGAGGATGCAATGGGTTGCGCTGTTGAGAAGTTTGTGTCTATTCACAAAGTGGTTGAAGGCATGGAAAAAGGTATCTATCGTAAGGTAGACATCGGACCTGCTGGCAATGACGATGACTTAGAAGTAACTCAAGAAGTTGTCCAATATCAAGACGATAAAGTCAAGCTACTAACCTATTATGGTTTAGTGCCTCGAGAGTACCTAGAACAGCTTGAGAACGAAGGTGACGAAGTAGTTGACCTCTTCCCTGAAGACAGTACTGCTGACACCTACAGCGACCTCGTAGAAGCGATTGTTGTTATCGCTAACGATGGACTCTTACTCAAGGCTGAGAAGAACCCCTACATGATGCAAGACCGACCTGTCATCGCCTACCAAGACGATACAGTTCCTAATCGCTTCTGGGGTCGTGGTACAGTTGAAAAAGCCTACAATATGCAAAAGGCTATTGATGCTCAACTTCGTAGCCATCTAGACAGCTTGGCATTGACCACAGCACCAATGATTGCGATTGACGCTACTCGCTTACCTCGTGGTTCTAAGTTTGAAGTCAAACCCGGTAAAGCACTTCTTACCAATGGTAATCCTGCTGAGATTATGATGCCATTCAAGTTTGGTCAGACTAGCCCTGAGAACTTCGCTACCTCAAAAGAGTTCGAGCGTATGTTGCTCATGGCAACTGGAACCCTAGATAGCCAAGGAGTTGTGTCTCAGGCTTCCAGAGACGCTTCTGGCGCTGGTATGTCTATGGCAATGGCTGGCATCATCAAGAAGTACAAACGCACCCTAACGAACTTCCAAGAAGACTTCATGGTTCCGTTAATTAAGAAAGCAGCCTTTCGTTATATGCAGTTTGACCCTGAGCGTTATCCATCAGTGGATATGAAGTTCATTCCTACTGCTACATTGGGTATTATGGCTCGTGAGTACGAACAACAACAGCTCATTGGACTATTGCAAACGCTTGGTCCCAACACTCCAGTCCTCCCAATCATCCTCAAAGGCATCATTACCAATTCTAGCCTGTCTAATCGTGCTGAACTAGAGCAAGCATTAACACAGATGAGTCAACCTAACCCAGAACAACAGCAAATGCAGCAAGTTCAGGCTCAACTAGCAATGCAAACCCAACAAGCTCAGATTAAACAACTCGATGCTAGTGCTGCTAAAGACATGGCAGACGCTCAGAAGACGATGGTTGAGGCACAGTTGGCTCCGAAAGAGGTGGAAGCCAAGGTTCTGAGTGCTGTTTCACGCAATTTACCAGACGACGACAATGCTGCCAATGTAGAATTTGACCGCAGAGTTAAGATTGCTGAGTTAATGCTCAAAGAAGCTGACTTAAAGAACAACACTAAGATTGTTGAGATGCAAATGTCTGATAAAATGGCTACAATAGGTAAAGCAGAAGAAGAATTCCTGAATAACTTAACTGAGAAGCTATCAAACAATGGCTAACATTAAAGATTTTATTAAGAAAATCGGTAATAGTGCTGTTTCTTTAGAGGAACAGCAACAGGCATTAGCTCAGGTAGAGAAGACTATCATCGAAGCCAAGCAAAAGCGTACCGAAGCAGTTGGTAAGAACGCTGATATGGTGATTCAGGCGCTTAAAACCATTGAAGCAAAGCTAGAGGCTAAGTTAAACGAGTTAAACAACACTCCAGCCAAGCAAGGTGTTCAAGGACCTGCAGGACAAGACGGTAAAGATGGCAAAGACGGTAAAGCTGGTCGTGATGGACTTAGCGGCAAAGACGGAACCGATGGCAAAGACGGTGTAGACGGTAAAGACGGTATCTCAGTCGTTGACGCTAAGATTGACTTTGATGGTTCCTTAGTTGTTTACCTATCTAACGGCAGTGAAATCGATTGCGGTCAGATATTATCCCCCGATGTAGCACAAAACATCATAATCAATAGCGGTGGTTCTGGTACATCACAGACTGTTACTGATACTTTAGTGTCCCTACAGAACCAAATTAATACTTTAACTGGTATTGATGGTGTCTTAGGCGACATGGCACAACAGAATGCCAACGCAGTAGCCATCACAGGCGGCACAATCAACGGCACTACTATTGGTGCTACTACCCCATCTACTGTTAATGCTACTACCCTTTCAGGACAGACAGGAGTGTTACGGGGTACTGGGCAGAATTTATTAACATTTTCAGAGCAGTTTCAAAATGCTGTTTGGAACGCTACTGGTTGCACGATTACAGCAAACGATGTTATTGCTCCTGATGGAAATTTAACAGGCGATAGAACAGTAGAAGGAACAGGAAGTGTTGACCCTAGATTGCCTGTTACAGTTACCCTTGTTTCTGGAACTACATATGCACTCTCTATATATTCTAAAGAAGTTCCCACAAGTGCAAAACGATATTTAAATATAACTTGGAATTCTGGTTTTGCTACACAGTTAGGCGGTGTATTTGACTTAGGTGCAG